TAAAAATGTTGAACCATTATATCTAAGAACCTGACCACTGGCAGGATTTGATAGAGATATATTCAAATTTGTACCATTACCAATAGCGGTATATATCTCAGTAAAATTGTCGTTAATCTTGTCACCACCAGCTCTCAGGGTATCACCTGTGTTATCATTAGCTGATGCTCCAAGACCTAGGGATTGTTTAGCCATTTCTTGCTACGATTTTTAGTTATTTATGGGGTTTCGGGGTCTACTAACTCTTCACCATACAATGAAAGGTCAGGAGCAACATAATCATCAGGAACAGTAGTGTCAACGCTGATGCCTGGATTCTGATAACCAGATCCTGCAGCACTCATTTCAACACCTGCTACCCCAACAAGTGCCTTAATATTTCCTTCAAAACCAGATATAGAATCAAGTCTAACAGTAGGTCTTGATGTATAACCAGATCCACCAGATGTAACTTGAACATTCTTAATGAATCCTGAGGTAATTACTGATTGACCAACAGCACCTTGACCAAACACAGATCCGAGATAATCGAATGTGATCAAGGAGTTAGAAGATTCAATAACAGCAACCTGTCTGTCTGCTGTCTCACCTTGAATATCAATAAAGTCACCAGGTTCGATTGGTGGAATAACTTCAGCAGCGTCAACGTCTGCCTCAGAACCAACATAAGAGAATGCAACGAAGGTTGATCCAAATCTAGGAATTTCAGAGAAGATGATTCTAGAACCAACAATCTCAAAACCAACGCCTGGTTCTTGAATAACACCATTAAGAGAAACGATGATATTATTCTCAGGTCTAATAACGCTAGATTGTACACCCTCTGTAAGAGTTAGTGAGTAGAACACATCATTACGTTTCAAGTTGAATGATTGACGTAGTGAATCAAACTCAAATGATATATCATCTAACTGTCTAAGTTTACCAACATAGAATCCTGTGAACGATGCTCCAAGATCAGGTGCTTCAGTAAACTGAATAGTGTCAGAGAATGCTGTGTATGCATTAGACGCACCTGGTGGTTGTAAAATACCATTAACAAATACCAATAGATGACCTGCAGGATCTGGTAGATACTGAGTTCCATTATCTGTAGTAAGTTTGAATTGTGTTTGAACACCATCAAATCCTCTAAAGGCACGTTTAACACGAGCTTTAAGTTCAACCTTACCAATAATTACAGATCCGTAAGAATCTGGTCCTTTGATTCCATCCTTATCATCAAATGTTCCAACAAGATTACTGAGATATAATCTCTTATTAAGTCCAACATTACGAATATCTTGTACAAGACCAGCTGCCTGACCTGCAGTTACAGTTGCAGTCAAAACAGAACCATAACCTACAGGGAAACTTGAACCAACACCATAATCACCAACAATATCACCGTTAGTAAATGTTCCTTGATATTCTGCGATATAAATGTAATTATTATCAATATCAACTTCAGTAATGATAGCGTATGTATTTGTATCTTGAATACCAGAGTTAACTTTATAAAGTCTATTACCCTCAGCAAATACATTCAATCCACTTATAATTGAAATACCAAGTCTCTTATATCCTGTAGATGCAATTCTATCACCAACAGAAATATCAAGACCAGAGAATTTAACAACATCAAGATATGCTCTAGAAGATTCTGGATAAACAACAGATGTTGATTCAAATGTTCCTACTAGAGATTCAGTATCAACTGTTAATTTACCACCAGTATTATCAGTAATTGCTGCTTCAGATTTGATGAATGATGTAGGTGTTGCAGTAGCAGCTGATGTATATCCTTTGAATGGAATATTATCAGCAAAATCACCCTTAAGATCAATAATATGAATTCTATCTTCGATTGCACTAATTTGTGCAGTTGTAGAGTTAGTAGCACCAACAATATTATCTGATACTGCCCAAGGACCTGCAGTTATACGAACATCGAGATACTTGTAGTTAGCATCTGACCAGAAACCATATACAACTCCAGTAACAGAAGGATTACCTTGTTTAGCAACAACTTCATTCATAGTATAAGGACCATCTGTGATATCACCGTCAATACGGAATCTTTGATATACTTGAACAACTTTACCAGAATTTTCAAGTATACTTTCTATTTCAGCATATTGACTACTTACAGTTCCGTAAATATAATCTGATGTAGATAATCCACCAGAAACACCAACAGGAATGTCCCTAGTTCCATATGTCTTAGTAGGAACAGATATACCAACATTTTGTGAAACAGTTGTATAATAACTATCAACATCAAGTTGATTACGGATAATATCTAATCCATATCTAATCCATCTTTCTACAGAAACTTTAGCATAATCACTCGCTGCAGTAGAATCATAATAAGCATAGAAACCTGCATTTGGTGAAGGAGATGTAAGAGTATTATCAAGTGCTTGACTCATATATCCTTCTAATAGGTCTATGGTGTAATTCTTGATATTGTACTCAGTATTTGCATAGAATATTTGTCCACCAACTGCTGTATATGGATCAACAGCACCCTTGTTAAGTTTAGCACCCCAGAAGTATACACCAGTAGTTCCATCTCCAGTCCAAGATGCAGAACCTGTAGAACTATTGACTGTTACTTGAGTTCTAAGAGTTGAGAAACCGAAAGAGAATGTTGCTGTAATATATGCTCTATACCAACCATCACCATAAGGAATTGCACCGAAAGCATCTCCAGTAATACCGAGTTGAGGTATGAATAAAGATCCAACAGTTCCGTTAGTAAGATTTAGATCAAAGAATATATTCTGCTCACCTGCTTGACCTTGATCAAGTTGTAATTTATATCTTACAGATTGAGATCCAACTGCTTTGAAGAATATAGATGCAGTAAATGTTTGAGATACATCGCTAGTAGAACCAGTGTCAAAGGTTTCAGATGTAGAGTCAAACTTAACACCATCAGTATCAAAGGTTTCAAATGCAGTTAAGCTGAAATCTCTGTGTAAGATATGATTACCTGCTACACCACTTTGTCCAACATATTTTTCTGCAGTTGTTGTTCCATCAGGACCAGTAAAAGCATTGTCTGTTCTGGTAAGATTTGTTTCAGTCCAGTTAGTTCCAAATGCTTCTGGATTAGTCCAAAGATTAGTTCCAGAAACTTGACCTGCAATATTGCTAGTAATAGATCTTGCACTCTTAAGATACTCAACATTTGAAGGTTCAGTATACCAAGTGTATGCACTACTTACACCACCACTCGCAATAGTTCCTGTAGCACCGCTAGGAGCACTTAGAGTATTTGTTGCTACCCATGCAGTTGAAGTAAATGGTCCGACATATAGTAAATCATTTTCAGAATCCCATTCCAGTACTGTTGCAATTCCACCACCACTAGAAGTTACAATTTCACCAACAACAAAGTTAGTTCCATTTTGAGCACTTAGAGTGATTGTGTATGCGTTAGATGTTTTAGTAACATCAGTTGTAATACTATCAGATACAAAGTTATCAACTAACTCATCAACAAAGTCATCATATATCCAAGAACCGCTACCAAACTGAGCATTAACTTGGTTTCCAATTTCATTCTTATAGTAGTTTGTGTTATATTGAATATTCTTAGCAGCACTTCTAGCAATTTTCTTACCAGGTGCAATAATCTTTAATGCAATATCAATTAACTCTTTAAATCTAAACACAACAGAATTGATATCAGTAGGAGATTCGGTATCTCTGTAAGCTGCTTGTTGTGTGTATATGGCAGAGTAATTTGGTAAAACTTCGTTAGAAGTTGAAGGGTATGCATAATTCTTTGCTGCATATTCACCAAAAGTCTTGAGTAGTTCAATAGAGTGAATTCTAGCAGCGATTGATTTTTCAGCAAGAACTGTATTATTGATAGTTAAACTAGCAGTTAGATACTTCTCCATCGCTAATATAGTGGAATTGGTTCCACCTGTTTGAAGATCAGAGATAATACCTAAGAGAAGATCTTCAAGAGCATCTTGAGCAGCAGCTTCCTCACCAGCACCATATGTAAATGCATTATATGTAATACCATTAAGTGTATATTGGAAATACTGTGTTGTATATGCAGTTACTTCTTCTCTAATCCAAAGTCTGTTGAAGTAAATTCTATCAGCACCAATCGCAAAGTCATTACCTGTAGGAGCAATAATATCATTGATAGTTGTAACAAGAGTATCAATATAAGCAGTAACAGCATCAAAGTAATTAGCCACACCCGCACCAGTAACTCCCCAGTTTCCAACAATAATATTATCAGTATTTGTGTAATCTAAAGTTCCTAGAACTGCTTGTTTAGCATAGAAAGCAAGACGTTCATGAGCATAAACTGACTGGAATACTTGTAAACGAATATGTAATAACTCACCACTATTACCAATATAGAATTTAGCAGCAGTAACAGTTCCTAAGTTACCATCGTTTTCTACATCATCAGCAAGACCATCAAGAATCAATCCAAGGTCAGTCTTACAACGTAATGTTCCATCTGTACTACCACCATTCTGGTTTCTAGGCATATCCTGAGCAAGAGCTGGATATCTGCTTAACATATCAGCAGCTGCCTTATCAACGATTACAGAACGATTAGAACGAATTAATCTTGCAGAATCTCTAAATCTGTATCTAGTATCAGCATCAACTTGATTAGTATAAAGAATATCATTAGTAGTATCTTGATATGAAGAAGTAAATTCTGTATCTAAGAACGAATCAACAGTTCCACCAACAAATTCATATTTTGGTTCAACTTTAGTAACACTTGCTAAGTGATCAACAGGTGATGCAGCAGAAGCGTTTGTAATTGTATCTGTAAGAATATCAATTAAGTTACCAATAGTTGTGAATACATCTGCACAATCACTTGTTGTGTAATCAAGAACTCTTACTGCTGATTGAATGGCAGATACAAATGTATGTGCATATTGATCATCTGCACTAGATGCACCTACATTAACTGTGATAGTTGTATTACCACCACCAACAGCTTTGACTGCAAGAACAGCGTTAGCAGCAGGATCAGTTGCTCTAGGATAAGAATGGTTGGTTGCGTTACCATCTTTAGTGCATGTAAATGTGATACCACCGATTGCAATGTCAACTCTAGATGAAGTTGTTAGTGAATGAGAACCAATGGTCAATACCATGTCACCTGTTGCAGGATCGTAAGTTGCACCAGTTGGTTGGAAATATGTGTATGTTGGATTTGAAGAATCAGTGATTGTAGTATCAGTCTTCTGTGTTAATCCATGATCACCTTGAACTGTCCATAGAGTATTACTGATGATGTACTGAAGCATATCATCAACTTTTTCATAAGCAAATAATGTTTCTTTAACAGCAGGTTCAATCTGTGCAATTTGAACTGGGTTAACAGTTCTATTAACATAGTAAGATGCAGCATCCCAGATATGATTATTTGATCCGTTACGAATATCTTGAACTATCGCATTTAATGTGTCGCGAATATCATCTTCACAGTTAATACCTTCATCACCTATAACACTATTAGCAACAGCAGATACAAATGTATGTGTATAGTTACCACCAGTGACAACTGCATTCGCTGCAGCAGATACAAAGGTGTGAGTAGAAGTATCTGATGATGTTCCTACGTTAATTGTAACTGTTCCAGTTTGTTTGATTATTGCACCTGCAGTTGCAGAAACAAATGAA